CAAGAGGTGGTCAGAACCCAGGTGAAATCGCTGAAGAATTGAAGAACTACGGAATGAACTCTGTATTCTATGTTTCTCCTGAAACTGCTCACGAATGGCAAACTTGGAGACGCAGCTTGTACCAATTCGCTCAGTTGGTTTTCAAGAAGAAATAAGATAATCTCGAAAAACACACAAATATAGAAGAAGGTGGGTGCATCGTTTGGATGCATCCATCTTTTATTTTGTTCCTTCGTATGGTGATGCAGAGTAACGGAGAAAGTACAAACCGCAAATCAATTTGTGACATTTCCAAAAACAAAAAATCCCATTTAAGATTATTTTAACTAAAAACAAAAAGTGATTTGTGCTTTTAAAATTGTTTTAAAATTAATCTTGAAAATAAAAATTAATATCTAAATTTGCATTAGGCGAAAAAAGAAAGGGAGTAGCTACCCTTTTTGGCGGTTAAGCTGAGTTACCGCCCGCCAATTTCTAATTAACTCAGCAAACTTCAACTCAGCAGTTATGAAGAATAAAATTCAGTTTACATTACTACCTAAATCTATAGGTAGAGGGATGTTGGCTATTTATGTCAATGCATCCCAACATGGAAGAAGTGTCAACATCGACACAAGTGTCAACGTGTTCAAGGATGAGTGGAACGATACCGATGGGGTGGTTGTCAACAATCCGAACGCAAAGTCACTCAACAAGTATATCCGTCAGACATTGTACGACCTTGAATCCTTGGAGTTCGACTCCGACATGAGCATCAGCCTTTCCAAACTCAAGAAGTCTTATGAAAACAAGGCCGTGACACACGACTTCTATGCTTTCGTTGAAAAGACTATTCCTACCCGTGACATTCGGGAAGGAACGAAAAAGCTGCACTATGATTGGCTCCGTAAGATTAAGAAGTTCAGGACTGAATGCCGGGTGTGCGACCTCACAGAAGAATGGGTACATGACTTCTACCGATGGAGTGTTACCCGTGGCGACTCCGAAGCAACAGTCTTAAAGAATATGCAGACGCTCAAATGCTATTGGAATGTGGCGAAGAAGATATACGGCAACAAGGTAGCGGATGACATTTTCGACTGGTATAAGCCCAAGACTTCATACGCATTCAAATCAAAAGGACTTGACGATGACGATGTTCGGACGATTGAGAACTATGTATCCAATCCCGACATCAAGCCCCGATTCCGCAAAGTAATGGAGCAATTCTTGTTCATGTGCTACACCGGATGCCGTTTCTCGGACTTCAATTCACTGTACCCTGAGAACTTCAAGTACGACAATGGGAAGTTGTGGCTGTCTTATGTGTCAGTGAAAACTGAAACACCCGTTCATATTCCATTGTTTGCCTTGTTCGATGGACGTGCTGAGCAATTATACCACAAGCACAAGAAAGATTTCAATGTGTTTTTCCGTACAGGCGTAAACGGGCAGTTCAATCGTGATATACAGAAGTTATGCAAGGATATGGGCATAACGAAACGGATTACCGCTCATGTCGCACGTCACACTTGCGCTACAAGGCTCATCAATAAGGATGTTCCGGTTACTACCATTCAGAAAGTTATCGGCCACCGACAGATACGAATTACTATGCAATACGCACATACCAATGACAATGCGCTGGTGCGTCAACTATCAAGATAGCATTTATGAAAAGGAAATCATTTATTCAAAAGACAATACAATTCATCCGCATTCTTGCGCATGATATGTGGCGACTCTTTTTTCCGAAAGAATAAATCTATATATTTGCAAACATCAAATCATTATAACATGGAAAACAAAATAATAGCGGTAACAGAATCTGGCAAGGTGGTACACCTTGACAAGTCTCAGATTGAAAGATTGTCCGAGCAAGACTTGGAACAACTCCAAAAGATGGAAAGGGCAAAGAACTTTAAAAAACTCATGGCATCTATCGACACCATGACACCAAAAGAAGCATTGGAAGCCCTGAAGGAATTTGGACTTGACGTTGAGAATCTATTAAAGAAGAAAGGGTGAGAAACTAATCTCACCCTTTCTTTTTTTCTCATTTCCCCATCAGTTGTGGCAGGGATAATGGGATTTGGCAGTGCGTTACAATATAAAGGGAGAATCCCAAATGATACCATTGGGGATTTTAACAACATAAGCCATGGTATATGGGAAGCGTATGCACTTGGTTCTATCTTGAACAAACCAACAGACTATATGTATGGTACATTAGTGTGCTTCAAAACTAATGCGTTTGCCGTTCAGGTAGCTTTCCCTTTAAATAACAACAGTAGGATACATTACAGAGTTAAGGATGGTGTTGGTACATGGTTCCCATGGCGTGAAATTCAAACTGTATAATAGGCATAATCAAGATTTTCGTTTAATAAAGAAACCTTGAATTATTCGATCGGCACCTGTGTTATTGCTAACAACAATACTCTCGTTTGTTCCAGTTCTATTTACGCCTATTTTCCCGCTTTCAGACAACTCTTTTGAAAACAAATTTCCTGTTGAGTCTGAAGATTTAATAAAGTTCACGTCAGTAAATTTAAACGACGAGACAGGGATAAAAACCGAGTGTCCCGATAAATTGTCGTAAACGTACAGCAACCCTTGACCAGAAACACTTAATACACCCTGTTCGCCGGCAGCGTATGTCTTATAGAAACTCTGACAAACTGGGATTGGGAGTAATCTTGCCACAACTGTTGCAAGGTCTGCCTTGCTAATCTTGATTTGATTGCCACTCGCATCTTCTGCATAGATGTACGCACCATCGCTTGCGGTCGATACCGCATTTAATTTTTTGTCTGCCATAATAATTAAATTTTAATCGTTATACTTTATTCTATTACTTCTACATAATTACCCACAAGCACATCGAGTGAATAATACAACGGAGTACCACTATCACGGATACACTTGTACAATGTCATGTTATCCTCGTAGAACTTTCCTTCTTCAAGCACCATGCCTTGTTCCCATTGGATGACATCATATTCCGTTCCCTCGGCTTCCACCTGTACCACCTTGAACAATGACTTGGCACCACAAGGATTCCAGTCTGTCTGCGACGTATGTTCTTGGAGTACTTCAAACAAGCTGCCATTGTAGGACACCTTGCGACCAATCGGCATCGGTTCTCCTTCTTTCCATTTTGGAAAGTAGTCTACCAACTCCAACGATTCTTCAACCGTCATCGGAACGTCATTGATTCGATCTGCTACCTTCGCCACAAGAGCATCCATCCGTCTGATGGAATCAACATTCATGTCGTCCACATCAATGATGGACGTTGAAGCAAGCATTTCGTCACGTTGCTTGATGGTGATTTCTTTCCAGTCTTTTATCTCCTCCGCATCACGTAGCTGAACGTGAGGGAGGAACAATCTGTCTTTAGTCGGGATGTCTGCGCTCTGCGTCAGAACAAGCCCATTACCTGCGTGTAGTATCATATATTCTACTTAAATCATATCTTCTTTTGTTACCACCCATACATATTCATACGTATCATTAGGCATACAAGTAAACTTGTACAACGTCCTGTCGCTCATCATGTATTCTTCTACATATTCAAATCCCGATACGTATTGAGCGTTTCTTATTACAATCTTATTAGGCGAAGGTGCTTTCATTGTAAAGTCTCTGGCTGTTCTAATATACCAATCACAGAAAGCGTAAACTTGAGTAAACCCCTTAGGTGAAGGGAGTGTATATATACCATGCCCTTTGGCGAATGTATACCCATTCATGCTAACCGATGAACCGTTCGCCACGATTGCCTTAAAAGCTAAGGAACCTGCGGTAATCTCTCCCTCAAACTTTCCGCTCGTAGCGTTCACTTCCCCGGTTACATGCGCCTTTGTCATCCACGCATTGCCGTACTTATCCACTCGGAATGGTGCATTATCCGGAGTAGAAGCACCAGCCCAAAAGCGGTAGGCGTTTCCTTCGTTGCTACCGCTCAATCCTGCGGTAATAGTCCCGTTATCCTCTTGGATAAGCAACTGATTTCCCTGGAGGAATGTAATCTTCGCATTCTTGGCGATTATCAACGAAGTGAAGATAGCCGTAAAGTTGGCACTGAACTCCTCCCAGTAGGTTGTGTTGCCCGGTGCATTGCTGGTGGTCGATGTATGAGTCACCTTGCACTTGTAGGCTCGCCATCCCGTAGCTGCGCTGTCATCGCGAATAAGCGCAACGTCAAGCCATCTTGTTCCGCTTGTCAGTGCTTCATCGTTGTGATATTCCACGCCAATTACCCACTCACTATCACGGGCGATGCAGCCTTGTATACCTTGTTTTCCGTCGGCTCCATCCTTACCATCCTTTCCGTCCTTACCATCTAAGCCGTCCTTACCATCTAAGCCGTCCTTACCGTCAGCACCATCCTTGGGTTTTTCTACCCAAAGCTCATATTCTGCGGTGTTCATTGCTCCAGTCAGCACATAACCGCCATCCTTGTAGGTCAGTCGATTCCCGTCCTTGTCGGTATATACCCAAAGTGGAGGATTAGTCGTAGCTACCTTGGCTGAAAAAAGGCTTCCGCCCATAGTGACTACTCCCATCTTAGGCACTGACATACCAGTCTTCCACGCTCCCATGTTCGTATAACCTTCGCCTACATCACCCTTGATGCGTGCCACCGTCCACGAAGAAGCTACACCTGTATTCGGGTCATAGACACGCTGGCGCATCCACAAGTATTGTCCTACTCCTACACTCGGTGGACCGTCTTGCCATCCCGTTGTCGGTGCAGTCGTCAGCGAAGTGTTTACAGCAAACTCAAATTGAGGTGTCAAACCGCTTTCCCCGTCTTTACCAGTCTCACCCACAATACGCATGGCAGCACTCCATGTGCCATCGTCACCCACACGTTGTTGCATCCATATGTCACCATCAACGAAGGTAGAGTGCCAGTTGGCCTTGTCTGACGAATATCTTACCTCTACACTCTTTCCATCCTCTCCCTTTGTCAAGTCGGGAGCTGACAAAAGCAAATCCCAATCTTCGCTCTGAATCAATGGATGGACAAGTACATACCCTCCATCCTTATAAGTCAGTCGATTCCCGTCCTTGTCAGTGTAGATAGGGAATGGAGCTTCGCTCGTTTCCTTGTTGCTGATAAATACACTCCCTGCAAAGTCTACAATGGTATTCTGCTTGTAAGGAGTATTAGCGGTATTCCAATGCCCTCCCGATGTGATACCTACACCAGCTTCCACTTGCAACAACCAAGACGGGTCGCTCTTGCTCGGCACAGTGTTCGTACCGCTTTCGTTCACACACAACCAAAGGCTACCTTCATAGCTTACACGGTCGTAATATTCGTATGTTGTCCCACTCGTCCACAGCCCTCTGTCGTTGGCAGTCTGAATAGGCGTGCCTTCTGCTTTTACCTGGCGGATGATGCCGGATAGGTAAATGTTCTCTACCATCATGGAATACTGCGTCATGTCCGTTCCATGCACGCTCATGTTCTCCATGTCTCCCAGCTGCATCCCGATGTTTGCTTTTGATATTTCCCAGCCATTTTGGTTCTTTAGCATACGGATGTAGGCCAAAGTCTGGTAAATGCTTTTCTGTCTCTTCGCATTTGTAAACGATCCATAGCATACAAAAGACATGGCAGCACTTGGATGGTGCTGCAACTGCCATCGGTCGCTAATCGGCCTCAACTGATACTTGAATTGTCCGTTGTGGTGCACATTCCCTTCTTCATCCGTGTAGTCCGTTATCTCGGTGATGGTGAAATAGCATGTATAGAATCCGGCGAACTGAAAGTTCCCCCGACTGTCATCCGTAGTGGCGGTTGCGTTCTCGCTGGCTTTTTCAGAATGGAAAATACCCATACAAATATCTCCAACAGCTATCGCACCCGGTTCTCCTTTCTCCAGCTTCAACCACGCAGTGTTTGTGCCCGTTTCCACACGCTCTATCACACCACCGCCCGGCGCATTCCATTGGTTTCCCACAGTAATGATAGTGCGGTTGTACTTTAATTCTGGCACTTCAAGGAATCTTCTCAATACCAGACTCTCCAGCTCCGCATTACCACTCTCATCAATATTTCCACCGCTACCCGTAAGGATACCTGGAATAAACGACTCTCCAATCTGCACACCCTTCTTCATTGTGGCCTTTTTCTCCACGTCCAACTGTCCACCTACAGAAGTATTGCTACCAATAGATGCTGTACCATTGACTTGAAGATTCTTTCCTATACCCAACGAATATGGTGTAGTATCATCGCCTCTTTTCGACAAGAATGAATTGATAGAACGTAATGATGATAGTACATTATAATCTGAAGGTTGACCTGAATCTCCAGACTTTAATATCTGTATGACAGATGTAGCTATTTCTTTAGCAATAGAAAATTCCAATTGGTTCAGAGAACTTTCTACACCACTTTTCCATGAAGATGATATCGCATCACTGCAATCAATAGAAGCATCTCCCAGATTATTTAACTTTCTGGATATACGTGTAATTCTGCTTTCGCGTATTCCTGATTCAAAATATTTTTCGGATATAAGATTTACTCGTTGCCCGAGCAACAAAGAAATATTATTCTTTTGTATGTATATGTAATCTGTATTACCTGAATAAATAGATACATCTTTAGAATATTCTTCCAAAAAAGCATCAACAGCTTGCTGATATTCTTCTTCAGCTGCACGGTTGTATTCATCGGGCATACTGATATTACTCAATACATATTGATCACCTGACGATGGTATTAAGTTGCTTCCTGGCAATTGGGTATTTTCATCCGGATATTGGTTGATGATTTCAAATTCCTTAGTGTCATTGTTCCAGTTCACATCAAATTCCTTACCGGCCAAAGCACCACTGTTGAATGTCATGTGGATGACCTCACCGCCAATCATGTATTCATCCGGATTGAATGGTAAGGAACTATCCTTCACGAAGTACACGGTATAATTCCCGGTTTCTTCGTTGGTACGTTCCTCGGATCGTACCGATGAGATAGTACCCACCCGATGCGGATAGATTTTACTGAAGGCTGCTTCCTCGCGGTATTCCTTCAATCCGTATTGGGTATTGATGTCGATGTACTTTTCACGTCCAGGCAATTGGAGGTTGGCATATCCGTACTTGTTCTTGTCGATATTCTTTGTACTTCCAACCGGAATCAGTCGGGTAAACCACTTTACGGCATTGGTATTCTCATTTTGAGTAAGGCCGGACTTCAAGCCCTGTCCATATCCCAACGATACGGATTCACCACGAATACATTTGGTAAGATTCAAATACTCACCGTCCAACCACCATTCTGTACCAAACGATTGGGCCATTTCTCCGAGGGCATCCCAACAATATAAACCATTGAAGTTGATAGTCTTCCTATTCGATGAAACAGCTTCACCTACTTTCCAAACTATCCCTTCAGAATTTCGGTTCATATTATCCACGACTTTCTGAAGTAAATCCATGGGAGTTCCATCATAAGCAAACACACTTTCCAGATCTTCTTCACCTTGATTTAATCGGCAGAATAAGATGTCCTGAGTGTCATGCTCACGGCCGTAGAATTTAAGATTATATGTATATTTTGTATCGTGTATATGTTTAGGCCTATATTCAGACTTTATTTTGAATTTTTGCCCTTCAACCAAAATATACCAACCGACTTCCAAAACAAGGAATTCCCATGTGGTAAAGTTGACCGTAACCACGTTCTCAACTCCGACTTCATGGTTCCATTGTGAAGAGTTGTCCGGGCTTACCGTCATCTTCAAGATTCCTTGTTTATCGTATATTTTCAATTCCATTTACAGAATGTTTAATCGGTTTTTAAAATTCAGGTTTCGGTTCTCTAAAGACTACTGTCATTGTGGCCAATTGCTGACCGCTGTTGGCCAATACGGTGAAATGGCTGTAGGCTGAGCAATCTTTCAGATAGACTTTGAAGATGCGGCCTATTTCCGGAACATTCAACTCCAGCCAACCGGACTTCAACAATTCCATCAGCGCATTGTATCGGCTGAACCATTGCTCACGGGTATCGCCTACGATGGCAATCTTCAGAGGAATATCCCTCGCTTCGTGCTTGAGTTCTCCCAGTTCGTCGGGCAGTTCCTCACCGTTCCGTTCCTGATACGACACGGAAGTAGGGAGCTTGGTCTTCGAGGGTTTCATCAACGCATCGTAGTTAGTATGGGCGTTGGCAGACGTTTCGCAAAGGAACGTGCCGTATGTCGCCATATCCACCCCATTAATCAAAAGTAAACCTTCCTGTACTGTCATATCTCTAATTTTTGATTTTCACACCTGTACTATTCATGTTCTGAATATTGTCGGCGATATCATCCAACCGCTTCAAGTATTCCGAGTTTTCGGCTACAGTGGCCAAGCTGCTTGCCATGGCTGAAAGATTGTCGCTCATGCTCTCCATCTTGATGTCCATACCAATAACACGGTCCAACTGAGCGTTTCCGATTCCTTCCAGCTTTCCGGCTGTTTCCTCGGTAATGGTAGTAACAGCACCGGCGCGCCCTGATTGTGATTCGGATTTGGATTGTTCCGTTTCCCATCCGAATACTTTCATCAACTCATTGCGTTCTTTCAATGCCGATTCTACAATAGAATCGTATTCCTTTCGAAGGGAATCGTATTCCTCAGTATTAATACCGTCCAATTGGTTTGCCTTGGCAAATTTTTCGTACCAGTTCTGCAATTGGCTTTCATAAGTCTTTCCCAAATTGGCCTTGATAATGGCCTTCTGCATAGTTTTTGTCAAATCATCACCAAAGACTTCTGCATCTTTTTCCATATCGAGCAAGGCATTCCAAAAACTATCCTGCATATTTTCGAAGCTCGTTTGGGTCAATTGTTCCTGGATTGATTTTTCAACTTCTTCCAACTCATTTTGAGCATCAATAATTTCTTGAATATAGGTAAGAAAATCCTCATTCACTTTTCCAAGAACGGATACTATTTTTGGATCTTGCAGAAGTTTCTCAAGTTGTTCAGCAGTCAAATTCCATAGATCGTTGCTATTGTCTATGGTTTCACCTACTAACTTACTCAATTCTTTCCAGTCTTCCTTGGCCATTTTCTTATTGATTCTATAGCCAAGAGAATGGGAACCTATACTTGCACCACTACTTGCCAGTTCATCAAGTAATTGACGATAACGGCTGATTTGGTCATTGATCAGTTTCTTGGCCTCTTCTCCGGCTTTGGTCGCTTCTTCACCATAACTGATGGAAATGTATTCTTTCTTCTTGTCGATAAGGTCATCCCATACGCCATTAAGCAATTCATATTGGTCTCTCAATCTTTCGTAACCGGAATAGTCAGCACCGAATACACCTTCCAATGAGCTTACTACCGATGCAATTCCGTTTATGGCCGCCATTGAACCGCCAACAATATCACCGCTCAAAGCTTGACCGATACCGGATGCAGTTTGCCCTAATCCGTCCACCGCACCGATGATGCTTTGAATCTTTGCATCATCGTAGCCAAAGATAGTACCCAATGAACTACTGAACTGTTGCAATGCAGGAGTAAACGAGGTAACAGCATCACCAATACCGCTTAGACCTTCACCTATTTCCTTGGTATCTCCTTTTGCATTCCTTATTTTGTCAAAAGCTTCTTCAAGGTCTGTTGAAAAAGTCTTGAAAGGAGATTTGCCTTTCAATTCACCTTTCAGTTCTTTCAGTGCTTTGGTGATATCGGCTATCTTGATGGTACCATTCTCCAAGTCTTTCAGATCCTTTTCTGTGAACCCGGCTGCCAACAAATCTTCTTTGGTGACTTCTGAATTGGAGTTGGTCATGTAGTCTATCAGCTTCTCATACTTGCTGATGATTTCCTCTATCGAACTGACACTTTTCTTGCTGGCATCTTCGAAGAGGTCGGTCATCTGCTTCACGGACTTTCCAAACTTCTCATCGAGCGACTGCAATTCTTCTTCCTGTTGCTTGGTGAACAATGCCTTTTCGTTCTCATCTTGAGTATTGTTCATCTTCAAGGCATACTTCTGAATGATGGCCACTCGCTGTTGGGCGTAGGTACCATACTTTTCGTAGTAGGCTATCCACGACTGTAAGCTTTGTTCCTGCCACTCTTTTTCTATTTTGGCGGAATCTTGCAGATATTTATTGTTGGCTGCTTTGCGTTGCTGTTGTGCATTGTCCTGTACTTGTTGCTCTGCATTCGTATCAACGGACTGACCCGCTGCACGAGCTTTCTTTATAGTATCCAGTTGTGCTTTTTCATCCGCATTGATGCGGGCTATTTCTTCCTGTAGCTGTTGTGCTGCCAATGCTTGACGTTTCTTGAATCCGTCCTGCATGGTTTCAATCAGCATATTTTCAAGTTTGCGTTGTGCATTAATGCGAGCTTCTGCCAGTTCTGCGGCATAGTTGGTTATATTGGCCGACTGTTTGCTCAAATTGTTTTCTTTAGTCATCAAACCAAGCCTTTCAAGAATCTGCTTGGATGCTTTTGACTTTTCCTCATAAAGTTTTTGATAGGCATCTACTTCAGCCTGAACTGCATCTTCTTCTTTCTTGGCGGCTTTTACTCCTTCTGCTTGATAATCCTTCGCTGTAGGAGCTGCACCTTGTCCCGATGACATATACATGGACGAGACAAAGAAAGATAGGAATTTGTCACCACGTGTAGGACCTTCATTTTTTCGTTTTTCTGTTGCACGTTGTTTCTTGATTAATTCTTCTTGTGCTTCTACTTGCAAATTATATGCAGCGGCCGCTTCTGCACGTAGACTCATCGCTTCAATATAAGCATCCGTACTATTGATAAGTAACTTATCCGCATCAGCTACATTGTTGATAGATACATCCAGTTTGTCAAATTCTTCCTTATTTTTGGTAATGAACTCTTTCTTGGCATTCATATCGTCACCAAGGTTTCTGTATTCTTTGGCCAAGTTGTTTACAGTTGTTACAGATTTCGCTAAATCAGTAGCATTATTATTAAATTCCTCGTTTAAGTTTTCGACAGCCTCTTTCATGGAAATGACTTCTTCCTTTCCTGAAAGCATCTTTTTTGCAAAAGACACAATTTCATCCCCATAGACAGTAAGTAATGTAATACCAACAGCAATAGCAGCTTGAGGAGAAACAATAGACTTGGCTACCTGTTTCCATACGGGCGTAGCTGTCTTTCCGGCTGCGGTTAGAGCGTCATACTCTTTTCGAGCCGAAGATAAAGCATCTTGAAGCAAAGGAATGTTATTGGATATTGCCAAGAAAAACATTTGCGGTCCCATCGTGATTGCAGGCAGTTCTCTTGCTATCTGTGCCATGCTCATCTTGATGTTGTTCATCTTCGGAGCCGGGTCATCGCCCATTATGGGCGTAGCATTGTTCTGTTTCTTGGCTCTGGTCAGGTTTTCCAGTTCGTCGGTCAGTTGGTTGACCACACCGGTCAAAGCTTGGATTTCGGCTGCCTGCTTGTCTGTACTGATTCCTTCTGCCATGGCGGTCTTCATCTTCTGTTGCAGCTCCGTCAATTCCTTTTTCAGTTGACCGATAATCTGCTTGTAGAATTGTTCTGTCGCACCAAGGTTTCCCTTTACAGAGTTCAACCCCTGCAAAGTCTTGTCATCAATCAATATTTCGAGTCGTACAGGCTTCATTTATAGTCCTCCAAACTTGGTCTGAAAATATTCTTCGGTAAATTCTTTGGGTCGGCGGTTGCGTTCCGCTTCCTCCCTCATTTCTTTTTCTTCTTCAGCCGAAATGTAGCGGGTCACGTCCATGTTCATCGCCATAAGTTCGGCATAACTCAATTTCCAAAGGATGTAGTGCTTCGGTTGTCCGAACCGCTCCATGCTTTGTGCTACAATGCCCAGGATGCTATGAGGTCCTTCGTTGTGTCCCTTTAACTCATCCTCCCGTTGTGGCTTCCTATGGGACTTAGCAGGTCTTCTGCCTGCGCTGCCAATGGAATAATACTGCAAAAAGACTGTAGATGTGTGCCCTTCAGCAGTTGGAGCATTGCTTGTACCAGCATCACCGGATGGACTCTCCAACGGAGCCACCAAGCCACGATGCCGTTCAGCCATCGCCCTGTAAAGCATCCCGAACATACGGCGTATGCCACCAGTCGGCTTATTTCCTTTCCCTTATCCGCTGCCAGCTTCATCTGTGCGTCGAAGTCCATTTCCTTCAGTTGGTCGGGGGTGACACCTATCTGTTGATATACCTTAGCGATGCGCATCAGGTTCCCGATGGTAGGCCGATGGATGGTAACAGTGGCATTCTTCTTCCGGAACAGGAATTTGGGCAGTAGAGGAATGGCAACACCAACGTCAAGCAGCATGTCCGCTGCCTGACCCTTGATGTTTTCTTGCGATTGTTCTTTCATAACGGCACATCGTTACGCGTTCCACTCTGGAATGGTTGCACCCGGAGGGTAGATACGGTAAGGAACACCGTCTGCCACTTCCTGCATTTCCAACTCGCAAGCGATACCCAACACGTTGGAGTAGTTCAAGCCGTTGGCGAAGTTGGCAATGAAGTTACCGTTATAGATACGGATGGTGTGGCCGGTAGTGGTCTTGATGTCCACTACACCGTTCACCGCCTTGTCTTCGGTCGGTGGAGTGTAGCTACCATCTTCTTCAGCAACACCTCCCATCACCTGAACCATGTTTTCCGGCAACAGTTCAATGAGGGTGAATGACCACATCTTCGAACCCGGAGATGCCAGGATTACCGCAAACGGAGCGTTACGCTTCTGAGCCGCATAGATACGGTTCTTGGTTGGAGAGTCGCCGCCCAGTTGCAATCCGTCTTCACTGATAAGACCCATTTTCATACCGTTGAAAATAAGGTCGGACACGCCATAGATGGCACCAGTATTTGTTATTTCAGCCATAATTTTTTCGTTTTTTAATCATCCTTATTAAAAAATTTTATTTCAATACACACGAGAATAAATCCACCAATAATCATTGCCGTCAATATATTATACACATCTTTGTATGGATTATTCACCTCTTTTTCGGTCTTAGTCTCATCCCTGATATGGGTTTCAATTTCTTTAGCTGTGGAATCTTTTCTTTGCACCATCGGTGAGGTTTCTGCCAAAATATTCAGGCCGCCTTTCCCGTCCGATTCTACCCGGATGTTCGCTCCTCCGTCCTCATTCGTTGGAGCTTGAAGGGAATATCCCTTCGGCAACTGGGTCAACCGTGTCAGATGGTCCGGAGTCAGAAGAAGATCCGTCAGTTTCGTCGGGACCGGCTCTATAGTGCTCACCACGGTTACGCTGTACTGCGTGCTGTCCAAGTGGGCGGTTGTTAAGCTTTCCTTGCTTGTTTTGCAGGAACATAAGAACAGGACACTTGTCAGCATACCTGCACTGATGGCAATGCCGTAAAGCCGATTCAAGATAAATAACTTTTCCATTGACGTTTTTTAAATTTTCACTTAACTGTTTTACAGTATCACTAAGGTCGTTGTATAGCTGGTGGTAGGTGCTTTCCTCTTCCTTTACGGCACGGACCTTAAAGACCTTTCGGTCTCTCCACCATGCCAACGAGGTAGCTAACCATCCGGCAGGTGCCAACCATTCCAGAATGTTCTGTACAATTGTAAAATCCATGCCTTTTCAGTAGTAGTTATAGCATCGCCCAACCTGCTTCGACTTCACTCTTAACGGCTCTTACACCATTTTCGACCAACGAAATAGCACTTGCAAAAGCGCACATAGTTGTTTTGTCGTACACATCCGGTACATAGCTGCTTGGAACTTCCAACTCTCTGCATACAGTCAGTATGTAAGCCGTTGTATCATTTTCCGTGCGTGGTGCCCATCTGCTGATGAAGTCGGCGATTGTCTGACACTTGTGTTTCTTTCTATAGTTTTGAAGTAATTTGATGAGTGCACGATATCCGTGCGCCATCGTCTCAAACTCTTCAAATGCATTGTCCTTCTTAGTAGAAGGTTTCACTTCTCCAATCCAGTCGGTAGCATCCGAATTTCGGATGTTACCGGGATTGTTGTTACGCAAACCTCTTGGCTTCATTGCCTACCGGGGTTTAATCGGTTTCACTTTCGCCAGCACCGCCATCGGTTTCACTTCCGCCAGCACCGCCAGTAGTCGAGCCAGTCGAAGCAGCAGCTTCCTTAGCTTCCTTTCTTACCTGCGGCCAACGTTTTTCTGCGGTTGCGGTCTGGTCCTTGCTCTGAGCGGTAGTACCGTCCCATGAGTAGATGGCACCGATGCACTCCATCTTCTTTGGAAGAACGATGTAGTAGTGGCGGAAATTCACCAAGGTTTCCTGAGTCTGCGGATTGGTAGCCGCTTCGCTGTAGTACATCTTGGTAGAACCCTGTGCACGGAACATGCGAGGACGATAGAAAGCGAACGAACCCTTGTGGTCAGTAGCCGTAGGAACGGCATTGTAAGCCAACTTCACACCGTTCTTATTGAAGTACGGAGTGTTCACGAAAGTAAAGACTTCGAATCCGTACATGTTCATCAACTTACCAGTGGCATAGTTGTAGAACTTATCTCGGAACGATTGGTCAAGTTCGAGCAAGTCGTTCACATGATCCGGGCAGAGAACCAACACGCGGCCGTCTTCAGGCACTTCCATGTTGTCGAATGCACGCTTCAAGGCGATGATGTCCTTCAAGGTCAACTTCTTTCTGCCACTGGCAGCATCCGTATCGCCGGAGGTTTGAATCACCGGAGTCTTGGCGGTATGGCTGTAAGGAGCCAACGCATGAGCGGCTTTCTTGTACTTGATGGTGGTGATAGCTTCACCATGACGCTGCACGTCGCTACCGAACTTGTCGTAGCTGATGGCATAAAGCTGGTCGTCGGAGACACGGGTCGCCTTGGTCTGGAACTTGTCAAGTCCCAATGCAATGTCGCCGTCTTCCAGATCCTGAATAGGGATAGGATAAGTCGTATTGTTCACCAAAACATCCGGGTCACCACCTACATCTACCATGTGGATTACCTCATTGTTTACCTTGGCGGAATAATCGGGAATTCCGTTCAAGAACGTAGCCTGCAAGCCCGCATTCAAACGCTTCACCAATTCACCCGTCCACACTTCGGTATATACACCTTCCATCAAGGCACCGCCCGGCATGAAAGCACCGAGAGCCATAGGAATAGCTACACCACTTGCTGCACCATACACAGCATCCACACCGATAACCGATGCGAGGATAACGCCCATCACTACGTTGAAGAGCATACCAGTAAAAAATTTAATTGATTTCATAACTTGATTAATTTGTTTTTAGATTACACAATCACAACCGAACTCCGCCTTATACAGTTTTTTGTACTGTTCAGGATCTTCCTGACGCATTAGTTTCAATTCCGCTTCAGGTACGTCATTCCAATTTTTGTACTCTTTGTAAGCTGCACCTGTTTGCTTCCCAAGAACAGTACTTGGCTTCATGGAAACGCTCATTGCGTCAAGGGTAAGCTTCAAGCTTTCTGCACCGACCTTTTTGCCAAGCTCAACAAAATGGTCTTTCTTGTCAGCGGTAAACTTACCAGCTTTTACTGCCTCGTCTACCATGTTGGTAATACCTGAAAGATGGATGTTGTCCAACTGTTCCTGTAAGGTCTTAATTTCTCCACGGAGTTTTTCATTCGCATTTTTGTACTCAAGCAGAGTAGACACCTGCTTTTGCACGTCGGTCAAAGTTGCTTCAGCCGACAAGCCCAGCATCAGGGCAATAGCTTTCACTTCATCATTCATGTTATTTTGATTTTTAGGATTAATAATTGACTTCTTTAACAATGGAAGTACCGGGCATTCTTCACCGGCTGCAAGTTTCAATTCTGTCCCTTCGTAGGTCAGTCTGATGTTGTTGTCGTTACCTCCAATGTCCACCATACTATATTCCACAAGCTTGCATTTGGTAATCGTCGGTCTTCGTTGTCCTGGCTTCCACAAAGCTTCATCATCACTTGTTTCGATGACTTCAAAATTTGGCGAACCCATGCGTAGAGAACCTTTTTCCCATTGAAGCTTTGCCTGCTTGGATTCTTCACGGACTTCATCGAAGAAAGGTTCACCAGTAATTTCGTCATTCTCTACGCGTATATCCTTAATATACCCGATAATTACACCTCGGAAATGCATCCATAGCATTACGGGATTTCTCTGAAACTGCTCAAGTTGTACACCGTCGGTCTTGATCCATGTGTCATAGCAGTTCAATGTTTCATCTGATATTCTGATTCTATTCTTATTCATTTCGTCCTAATTTTTGCTCGAAGTTACGGGCTATAAAAGCACAATCCAAAAAAGTGTGCAACGCTTTCGGACAAGTATGAAAGGAGTGAATAGTTATTTCTTTTTTTGGTTGGAGGGTCGTTTCTTTGTATCGTAAAACTAAGTCATTATGGCAACAGACAACCAAAAGAAAGAAACCGCAAAAGCTCTATACTTGAAAGGTGTAGATACCGAAAAAATCCTTGAACTGACAGGCGTATGCCGTCAGACACTCAGCCGTTGGGTAAATAAGGAAGGGTGGAAGGAACTCCGCTCTGCCTATGGAATGACTCGTGAGGAGTTGAAGAAGAAACTCATGGCAGTGGCAAGCAAGGCTATTGACAACCCTGAAGAATACCAGAAGAACAAGAAGTTGGCCGATGACTTGGTGAAAATCATGTCGGCCATCGAAAAACTCGATAAGACTACCAATGTAGTTCACTATGTGGAAGCCTTCATCGGGTTTGAGAACTGGCTGTTGGAACATTTGTCGGACTATCCCGATTTGCCGGAAAACATCGTACACAAACTGCACGAAGCCTTCGATGCGTATGTCACACCTCTTTTAACCAACAAGTAGAGCCATGACCGAGCAAGAAAAGAAAGAGGCCCTGAAACGGTGGCAGCAACAATGCGAGCGACTGAGCAAGATTACTTCCACACGGAAACCGGAAACGGAGGCCGAAAGGAAGCGTAACATTGCACGTGCGCTCAAGGATTACAATTACTTCTGTCGGCGTTACCTTTCGCACTATTGCGAGTGCGACAATGCCAAGTTCCAGAACGATGCAGCCCGATACGTGAAGGAACATCCCATTATGCGTGCCGTGTTCAAGTGGCCGCGTGGCCATGCCAAGTCCGTACATCTTGACATCGGCATCCCCCTTTGGCTCAAGTTCCAGGGAGAGCTGCACGTCATGGTATTGGTTGGAAAGAGCGAAGACAATGCAGATGCCTTGTTAGGGACTTGCAGGCAGAACTTCAGTACAATAACTACATCATTCAGGACTTCGGCGAGCAATACAATGCCGGTATGTGGCAGGAAGGTGAGTTCGTAACAAAAGACAGATGTGCTTTTTTCTCTCGTGGTCGTGGCCAGTCTCCCCGTGGTTTGCGCTTCAGAGAAATGCGTCCGGACTATATTGTGATAGACGACTTGGATGACGATGAAATGTGCCGTTCCGAGAGCCGTGTGCGTGAAATGACCAAGTGGGTCAAGGAAGCTTTGTTTGGTTGTTTCGGCGGGAAGGGTGGCCGTTTTATAATGGTAGGCAACTTGATTGCTAAGAATTCCGTATTGCAGAAGATCATCGACAGCGACACTGTACATACTTCATCCGTAAATGCCATAGACAAGAACGGGGATCCAGCTTGGCCGGAAAGATATACCATCGAATACTTGAAGGGCATTGAACAGTTCATGGGATACCGCTCGTTCCAGAAGGAATACATGAACAACCCTATTACAGAGGGTGCCGTTTTCTCCGAGCAATGGATACGATATAAGAAAATGCTAAAGCTTCATCTATATGAAAGTATTGTGGTGTATGTCGACCCATCATGGAAATCTACTGGAAAGAACGACTACAAAGCATGTAAAATGTGGGGACGGCCGAAAAAAGGATTGAAAACCGCCAGTCACACCGAACTTCATTGTATTCGTGCCTTTGTACGACAATGCTCCGTAGGTGAAATGGTACGATGGTTGTACGACCTATACGAAGCTATCCCGGAAGATGCAGCAGCTACCTTCTATATGGAAGCCAACTTCATGCAGGACACCATACTCGACGAATTCGAACGAGAAGGTGACATACGTGGATATCAGCTTCCTATATTGCCGGACAAACGCAAGAAACCGGACAAATATGCCCGTATCGAGGCCATTTCTCCACTCTGGGAACGTGGATGTGTGTATTACAACGAAAAGCTGATCAATGACCCCGACATGAAAGCGGGTATCGAACAAACCCTATCCTTCGAGCAAGGGAGCCGGGCACACGATGACTCCCCGGATGCCGACGAAGGTGCTATCTGGAAACTACAGAAACAGGTACGAGAAGAATCGTTCCAACCCCGTTTGGGCGTTCGTCAATTGCCTGATAATGCTTGGTAACTTTAAAACTTCATATTATGGCTTATATTGAACTGGAAGATTATAATAACATCGGACGTGATGCTCTCGAAGTAGTGCAGCAATCCGACGAAAGAAACCGCACCCTGGCAGAACAATATGCCATGGATTTTGCAGCTGGATATCTTCGTGGAAGATATGATATCGAAAAAGCATTTTCTTTGACCGGTGACGATCGTAATATGGCACTTGTTGGATGCCTTACTGATATCGCATTGTATCGCATGTGTCTGAATCTTCCTGCCCGTATGGGATTGGAAAAGCGCAAGGAACAATTCGACGAAGCCGTGAAGTGGCTCCAGTCGGTTCAGAACTCTAATATCCTGCTTGACTTGCCCCTGGTGACAGGACCCGATGGTGAAGAAGACTATAATAACCCTATCCGTACAGGAGTAGGAATTCGTAACAATTATGACTGGTAATTATGGCACAGAAGAAACACAGAGTACCAAGAGGGTACGAACATCTTGACCTGGCACGACCAAGAGATTTGCGCCGTGGAAAGGACATTGTAAGTCAGTTGATGTTGCAAACAGAGAATCTGACCCGCAACGACTTGAAAAAATGGAGACAAGCATGGCAGCTTGCATTGAATGTAGAATATCCACAGCGTAACAGATTGCTGAATATATATACTGACGTTGAAGTGGATTTGCATTTGACCGGGTGTGTTCAGCAGCGTAGTGGTTTTATCCTCAACAAAGGATTTAAGATGATAGATTCCAAAGGAAATGAGAATCCTGAACTGACCGAATTGTTTGAAGCTCCCTGGTTCAAGGAATGGATGAAGCTTTCGCTTGAAAGCCTCTATTATGGTCATTCACTCATTGAATTAGGCGATATCATTACTGTTGATGGAAAGCCGGCATTCTCCAGTGTCCGCCTTATTCCTCGCACGCACGTCATTCCGGAATACGGAGTTATCGTCGTAAACGAGAACGATACTTGGCAAAACGGCTTTGATTACCGGAATAGCGAGATGGCAGACTGGTGTACAGAAGCAGGTGGACCAAGAGACCTTGGCCTATACTTAAAGTGTGCACAACAGACCATACCCAAGAAAAACATGTGTTCTTTTTGGGACATGTTCGGTGAAATATTCGGTATGCCATTGAGAATTGCCACAACCACCAGCCGTGATCCACGCGAACAGGGAAAGGTAGAAAAGATGCTTCAAGGAATGGGTGCTGCTGCATGGGCATTGTTCCCAGAGGGTACCAATATCGAAATAAAGGAAAGCACCCGTGGGGATGCGTTCAATGTGTATGACAAGCGTATTGAACGATGCAACTCCGAGCTTTCCAAGGGTGTACTATCCGTAACAATGACCATGGACAATGGATCGAGCCTCTCGCAAAGCCAGGTACATCAGGATATGCTCGACAACTTGATTTCCAAAGATGCAGATTTCCTGAAGGACTTGATCAACTGGCAGCTTATTCCTAAGATGATTAAGCACGGATTTCCGTTGAAAGGGTATCACTTCCAATGGGATGAAGGCATCAACTATACACCGGAACAAAAGCTTTCATACGAAAAATTCTTGGCCAATACTTACGATGTGGATCCTCAGTATTTCATCGAGCAATACAACATGCCTTTGAAGGAAAAGACTCAGGAACCGCAAGAACCGAAGCCGGGACTACCGAAGAAAAAGACCGAAAAACTTTTTTTCGACTAAGCCCCGATGATTATGCGGGGCTGCATCAGAGAGCCGAAATTCTGTATAACGGCACCATGCTGTTGGCTGATGAACGGGACAGTGAGGACGAAGACGAAGAAAAAACCTCCCTTTTGGAGAAAATTCAGGCATCTTTTCCGTTCCTGATGGCTTGGCTTTACAAACACCGGAACTTCACCTATAAGGACATGACCGCCGATGAGGTACAGAAGTTCGTGGGCGAAGTGGCCGATTACCTGAACCATGCCGTCGATACTTCCATCCGTGAAGTTCCTATGCCAGAGGTGAGCGTTCAGCGACTCAAGGAAAGCAATTACGTGTTCAGTGGCATCAAGGTATTCCACGAACTGAACGAAGCGTTCCCTTCCATGGTGGACGACAACAATGAACTTCGCCCGTTTAACGACTTTTTAAATGATGTTCAAAAAATAAACAACACCTATAATGGTAGCTATCTGAGAACGGAATACAACTTTGCCCGTCAGTCTTCATTGGCAGCTGCTCGATGGAAGCAATTCGAAAAGGACGGAGACCGCTATAACTTGCAGTACCGTACTGCCTACGATGACCGTGTGCGTACATCGCACCGTAAGCTCGAAGGCATTACGCTACCCATTGCATCAAAGTTCTGGGATGATTACTTCCCGCCTAACGGATGGAATTGCCGTTGCACTGTCGTACAGGTTCGCAAAGATAAATATCCGGAAAGCGATGAACGAAAGGCATTGGACGATGGTAGCCAAGCTACAGCCGGAAAACATCAGGAAATGTTCAAGTTCAATCCAGGCAAAGCCATGACTACCTTCCCGGCTTACAATGCTTACACCATCCGCAAGTGTAAGAGCTGCAAGTATAATGGCTCTTTGAAGTTGGCGGCTGATATTCCGGATAATGAGTTGTGTGGTGCTTGTAAGGTGATACGAAAAGATGCTCCGTATTCAATTGTCGAGACCGAAAGAGGTAGGGTACGAATCCATTACGGACATGGTAAGCATGAACGCAAGGAAAATATAGAAGTGGCAACTTATTTAGCCAACAAGCATGATTATATCATAGACTTGTTGGATAATCCGCAAGGAGAAAAATCAGCGGATAGTTATAACCATACTTTAGGTGTAGAGCAAGAATATAAGATAAGCAAAACCGCCTCAAAGAATTCTATTGATCGTCTTGTCCGTGAAGCAAAAAAGCAGGCTGACAATATCGTCTTACGAATTGACGGTATTATATCTTTAGACGATTTGACAGACGTGTTAAGTGACCGATTAAACAGAACGGATAATGTTGATTTAATAACTATTATCATCAATGGTAAAGATGTCACTTATAGAAGAAAAGATATAATTAAGAAGAAATTTAAAATAAAACAGGAAGACTTCAAATAGAAATCTTCCTGAGTTCGGGGCTCACGGCCTTTCGGTCCGCAAACCGGAACAAATATACAAACAAAATTTAAACCCACAATAAATGGAAGGTGAAAAAGTAATAAAAGACCTCGAAAAATTGGTGAAACAATACATTGAACTCACCATTTCGGACGTGAGAGTAGAAGCAGCCGAGATGTTCGACAAGAATTTCCAGCGTGAAGCCTTCTTCAATGAAAAGTGGGCACGACGGAAATTCAACGACGACGACACCCGTAATATCCTTACCGGAACGGGTGCGCTACGAAAGAGCATCATCAGCAAGGTAGAAGGCAATAAAATCATTTTCGAAACCACATTGCCTTATGCCAGCATCCACAATGAAGGCGGTACTATCACCGTAACCAAGGGAATGAAGCAGCACTTCTGGAAGATGTACATGCAAGTAATGGGTAGTCAGAAACAGAACAATGGTCAACAGCCATTCAACAGCAAGCTTCAACGAACAAAGAAGGGTTCGCTTCGAAACAACAAGAAGAACCGCACATTGACGGCTGCTGCACAGTTCTACCGGGCCATGGCCTTAAAACCCGTAGGAAGCAAGATAGTGATACCGAAACGCCAGTTCATCGGCAACCACCCGGAACTGGAAGCAGCCATATTGGAAATAGCTAATAATAATGCAATAAAAATATTCGTATGAGAGCAAACATCTACGTGGCATTGGTAGATAAGCTGAAGGCGTACACCGATGCAGAGGGAAACCAAGTATTCAAACACTTCGACCTTTGGAACGAGCAAGTGGACTTCATCGAGGATGAAACGCCGTTTGAAATGCCGGCCGTATTCATCGAGTTCCAGACCATCAACTGGGGTGACACCATGCAGAACATCCAGCGAGGACAATGCCCTATCCGATTGCATGTAGTGACCGAATGGAAAGGCGGCACAAACGATGGCAGCCTGTATCAGGAACAATCGTTGAAACGGCTCGATATGGTGGACGGAATGGCCAAACATTTGTTCAACTGGTCGCACAACGACGGAGAGGTGACTATCCAACGGATGCAGCGGAATTCCTCGCACACCAACCACAACCACGGGGAACTGGTGGAAGACATCGAGGACTTCGGTTGTACGGTGGTTCAGAAGGTTTAGAAAAGGGAAAGTTGACGGTGCTGTGCCTGAATCCGTTCGGATGCACTGGCATTGATGATGTTGTAGAAGGTACGTTCACAGATATGATACTTAGGCCAAATATATCGACGGAGAATTTCGCGGTTGCTCAACCCCGAATGGCTATGTTCATCGTAAATGGCTACAATGTCGGCCACCCGATAAAAATACGACAATCCCGGAATTTTCTGTCGACTCTTCCTCATATCCTAACCTAACCTATTGAAAACAATGCAAATATAGCAATTATTATGATATTCAGAGGGGATATAAAAATAAAAAGCCCCTTTTAACTGATTTTACACGTTGAAACTTCACTAAACTGGACTTTATATGATGGGCGGGGCTTTGTGTAATAAATAATAATTATACAAAGATTGTTCAACCGTTTAACGTTAATTATATGTGTAAGTCCGACATTTACCTGAACATTCTTCGTCTTACTGTCGAAGAGACTGAAATTTGTGCCGAACGCATTACCGGAAATCATACCGATATGGAAAGTACGGATGCACGCTTTATTCTTGCCACCTTGCTATACGAACGGGGATTCTACCCCTCGCAAATAGCCGTCTGGCTCAATCGTAATCCACGGACCATACGTGCACTTTTGGCACGCGGGTTTACTTCTCCCATGGTAGGAATAATGTTGGAAAAAATACGGAAAAGGATAGGAAAAGATTGATTTTACACCTTTGGACCTTCCTGTACCTTTGCCATCGTAAGGAAAATCCTTACCTCGTATTTATTTACCTCCTAAAACTTTAAAGATTATGGCAGGAGAAATGATGAATGGCTTGAGCGTACAGGACTACGCTGCCATGCGTGACATTGAGTACCACAAGAACAAGGACCACAGCATCTACACCGTGGGCTTGCTTATTGTGGCAGCTATCGTTATCGCCTTCTTCGTTTGGATGTTCGGCAAGAACTCAAATGAAAAGGTACAGTTTGCAACCGCTGTTTCCAAGTTGGACGGACGCCTTGACGCGCTCGAACCGGCTGTAACGGCACAAGGTAACAACATCTACCGCTTGAACGGCGTGGTGGCTTCCACTACCCAGGGCGTGAAGGACATGAAGCAGAACTTCGAAGACCAGCTCTATGAGTTGAACGATGAAGTGTTCTACTCACGTCGTCATCGTCACGGACGCGAAGGTGGATGCGGTTGCGGTTCCAGTGGTGGCCGTGTGTTCAACCAACGCTCTACCTACAACCTCGCTTCAACCGAAGTGACTGTAGACGAACGCTGTGCGAACGGCTGCTAAACACCACAAAAGGAGGCGGCAAACGCCGCTTCCTTCCTTTCTTTTACAAACCTTTTAAAAACTCCGTAAATATGTTTAGAAGCAAGATTGAAGTGCGTGAATACGCCATGAACAAAGCCATCGAATTGTTGGGTACCAGTAACCCTGTAAAGGATGCGGTAGCAAAAGCCGAAGAAATTGAAAAGTACGTCATGGGTGAAGCAGAATTGCCCGAAACGGTGGACGAAAACGAACTTATCAGTACCGCTCAGTACCGCCATCGAAACCCTCGGTATCGTTGCGTCGCAATGGCTTTCGGCCAATAGCGGTACGTCACCGTGTCCGATTTACGAACCGAAACCGGAACCCAAAACTGCAACCAAAAAGAAGAAGTAACCATGTTCCCCATGTTCAAAAGACAAGAAGAATACCGCATGATGTCATTCAATACACGTGCCGAAGCATTTGTGTACATGCTGAACTATCAGCTGAACGAAAAAAAAGTGGATCCTCTTGAAGCAGCCAAAAAAGCCAACGAGTTTGCGGATATCTTTGCTGTGAACATGGGGATACCCACCCATATGGAGCCACCTCCACAAGGTGTTGAAAAAGTAATCAAGAGTGTGGACAAAGTAATGTGCTACTGCGAAGAACACCCGAAGGTAGTGGATTATTTGGTGGGTGCAGCTACTTTTGCAGCCGGACTGATTACACAAAAAAAGGTGGATAACGAACAAGTACCTCCACCTCCCAAACAAGAACCTATAGACTTTGACCAAATAGACTGATTATGTTCAAGAAGATATATATAGCAGTAGACGTTGTGGACGAAGAACAACAAAAACGTTTGCAACGTATAGCAGAAGATTTGAGCAATGCCAGATTGTTCAATGGAAATCAGCTGGAGTATATTTATCCGATATACCGACAGTACGAGAATGATATACGCCATATATTCCAAATGGTAAAGACCAATGGATTTGGACCTTCAGCCATGCTTACTATTGGGAAAATGGCAAGTAAAATGCTTAAAAAATAAATGTTATGGCAAGATTGGAAGGAAAATGTCCGGGCGACTGCACCAAGTGTCAATTGCTCGAAGATGGTAGAGTAACCATGGAAGTATGTATGTTGGATCAGGTATTCCAACGCACCCAACGAAATGAAATGAAATTGGATTCCATTCTGGAATTGATAAGGAACAATTCAGTTCCGAAAGGAATGTCATTGGTTAGGGAACCGGAAACGGTAACACCTACAAACGAAGAAGCCGGGCTATAGCGTCCGGCTTCTTAATTATCAGGGGAAAGGTTTTATCTTTTCAATGTGATGGATGAAAGTCTTCAAGTCTTCCAAGTCTTCACGAAGTTCTTGCTGTGACGATTCTGCCTGAATGGACGACAATGCCATATTCATAGCCAGGCGACGAAGGATGCAAATGAGCTGCATCGGAGTGAACCATTGTTGGAAGTATTCTTCCATGGATTCAAGATTGTACTTTCCCATGATACGATATTAAATATTAATAAAAAAACATCATTTTAACGCAATGCGATTAAAAAGAGTTCAACCAATCTTAATATTTTATATCTTGCTAAATGCTTCCTTTAGAAGTTTTAACAACGTGAAAATATCCACGTCACGTTTTTCACTAAAATTGTTATTTACTTGATATTTTATTAAGCAACTTTTGTTTTAAATGCTTCCAAGGATTCCACTAAGGATTCACAAAGAACCCTAGCCATATTAACCTCCACTGCATTCCCTAAATATTTCTTCTTTTCTGATTGTTTTCCAATCAATACATATTCATCAGGGAATCCCATTATCTTTTTTAATTCACTGACCTTTAACATCCTTAGCTTTATATCTACTATTCCATAAAGAGCCATGAATTCCTTGATCTTTATCATTGGTTCTGTATCTGTATCATAGATGTGATATACAATCCCTTTCTCCGTTAAATCAATAAATTCATTCAACTTTCCTCTATGAGTTGCCTCAATCAAATAAGGTGGACGTTTATCCATTCGTGCTATGAGAGTAAAGCATGGATCGTTAATACTACCTCCAGGTGATTTATATTGAGGATTCATCAAGAAGAATTCACTCTGAGTATCACAAACGACTAGATTCTGTTTTGGAGTCGTTGTTACAGCATAACATGGATCGTCACAACTGGATATCTGACCCCCACCTGAATATTGATTCACTATAAAACTAGGAGTGACTAACGAACATCTATCCTTTGTGGTCAGTGTTGGTGATGGCTCTTCTATAGACCTGACAAAACCATTACCATAATGTACTGAAATGAATTGATGATGATCTTTTGTCGTAATAGTACCAGCAGGGATATCAATGCTTATATTCTTACTGTCAGGTGAACCGCTGTATGCTTTTGATAAGAAACACGTTGATACTATCCCTAATCTATTTTGAGTGACAACAGTAGGACATGGTTCATCTATACCTGGTGCAACATAAGATCCATTCCTGTGCATAGAATTCCACTTGACAAGAAATGCATCTTTACCACCTGCAACGAATTTTACCAAGCCTGCATATATTCTCTTCAAAGTATTGTCTACTAGCGGCTTTTTACGCCCGAAAATACTTTTACCCTTGTCTTTAAAATCCAATGCTGAACGAACTGCACCCCATTTTTTTTTGTTCTTATCAGGAAATTTGGAATGAGTAGGATTTGGAAAAGATATAGGTAAACCCTCTTTTGCGAAGACTCCAAAATATCTTCTTCGCAAAGTTATTGCACCAAAATCAGCTGCATTCAATATCCTATAGTCAAAATGATATCCAAACGACTTTACTTTTTCAACCCACCTTATGTATGATTTACCCTTATCTTTACTGATAGGTTTCCCTTTTTTATCCAATTTTCCCCAACTCATGAATTCCTCAACATTCTCTATTTGAATATAGTCAGGCTGAATCGATTCTATATATCGAAACAGATGTTCAGCAAGTGTACGGCTGTCCGGATCTCGTGGCAATCCCCCTTTTGCTTTCGAAAAATTAGTACACTCAAGAGAAGCCCATAATACAACTAAAGACTCAGGTTCCTTTTCTTTCCATTGATTAACATGATATACAAGAGGGGATAGTTCCAATGTGCGGATATCTTCTGTAAAATGTAATGCGTCAGGATGGTTTGATGCATGACTTGCTATCGCATTTTTATCATGATTGACACATGCTATTACCTTAGAACACTTTTCACCTTTATATCTGGCCGATTCTACACCTGTAGATGTACCACCGGCTCCACAAAACAAATCTATGTATAGTAATTTTTTATTCATTGCCCTTTCGTTTTATAAGTTCCTTTTAAGGCCATTATTTCAATCCAAAAAACTTTTTTGCTAAAAAAGTTAATTACTTGGTAATTTCTCCAATCAGACTTCTGATTATTTTCGCACTAAACTTAATGCTGTTTTTGTTGTGCATGAAGTTTCCACTTGTCATTCTGTCCACATTTTCAATGATTCCTTCAATGTGGGATAGAATTTCTTCTATGTATTCTATCTTTTCCTGTTCTTCCATAACTTAATTATTTATTAATGATTTCCTTTGCTACCATGACAACTTCTTCTAAGGTTCTCATTTCTTCCTCATATTTCATCATCAAGTTATCTTGCTGGGTGGTAGCTTCTCCACTTTCGTGAATGTCCTTATACTTTTCGTACATCTTTTCTGCTTGCTTCAATCTCTTTTCCATCAATGGAAGAAGCAGCTTGCAGTCCTTATCGTCAAGACACAATGTGAATTGCCAAGGACTTCCAAAACCTTTTCTTGATTCTCCTGAGTATGCCATAATCTTAATACTTTTTTCCGTGCTTGTAAGGGCGCATTTCGTTATACTTCATCTTTTGCTCCACATGCCAAAGAAGGTCGATTCCAAGATGATATGCAACGGCAAACAGATAATACAGAATGGAATCAGCATGAGCCGTGTCTTCATTTCCTAATGACAAGATGATGCAAAACAGAATTTCCGTAAATGAATGGCCTTTCAAATCTTCATGCAATTCCAAATAAGCTGCTTCTGTAAAGAGCGAATCGTTAATGTGCGACTCATTTAAACCGACAAAATCAAATATACGGATTGCTGCGTCGGCAAATTCATCTTCTACCGTGTCCTTTATAAAGGCTTCGTAACAGAATATCCAGTGTGATTCCGGATTGGGCTGCGGTGTGTCAAAGTTCTTTTCAAACATGGTGCGGTTGGCATACTTGCCTTTTCGGTCGGCTTCCACAGCTTCGGAAAGTTCGGTGACGAATAGCATCATGTAATGATAAGGAGGGCGTTTCTGCTCATGAAAACCATGCTTCACTGCATTCTGATAAGCCCTCACGCAAAGGGAATCGAAATCTATTTTCTTGTTTTCTTCCATAATCTTTTCAGTTTAAATCGTCAATAATAGGTGGAACGGGGGGTATCGGCATCCAGTGAGTAATCTGATCACGCATACGGATAGGGATATTCCAGTACCAAATGCCGGATGTGCTGATTCGTCGGTGTCCTTCCATTATTCTGCCATCCTTGAATAGGATTATCGCCTTGATGTCTTTCTTGCGAAGCTCGGTGTTGGACAATTCCGGCAAGCTGTCTTCGGGCATCCGAACGTTTATCTGTACCCATGGGTTTTCGGGGTTCCGGTCTGCCCAACGCACGCCACAGATAAATGCGCCACGCACCACACCATAACTATTTATTCCGTCTCTTTGTTCCTTTGGTAACATGCCAAAAGGAGTATCGGCAAAGATTTCGGCTTCAATCATCATTCGTTGTTCTCTTTCTTTATCCATAAGTTTACATTATAATATGCTTCTTCTGTCATGGTTCTTCAATTTTTTGTTCATAAGTAAGATATATTCTTTCTGCATTGTGCAGTTTCTTTAGACACTGTCTTCGCATTTCCAGATCGTAGGTGAATTCTTTCACCTGGAAACAACGCCTGTACCCGTCTTTCCTTACAACCGTTATCCGGGTAATAATACATTCTTTTGGTTCCATTAATTCACTTCTACAAATATCCCATTATTGCCTTTTATACCATCATGGTCTATGCAGGTGCCTGTCACGTAATTTGGACAATGTCCGCAACCGTCAAACACACATCCATCGCAAACGGTGTCAAGCGAATCGATGGAAAGGCTTATGAACTTCACCTTACGATTGTCGGGCAATTCTATGGTAGGATTTTTATTCTTCTGTTTCATGTCTTTTCTCTGTTAGGTTCCAAAGTCGTGCTCCAGTCTTGACTACAGCGGTCTTCATGAATTCCATCGTTTCGTAGTCGTCATTACGGACGGTGAAGCATACACCAATGAGCGATGGCGACTTCTTCGACGGTGTGATAGTGAGCGGACACGGCTTGTTGTACATTATCCAGTAACTCAAGAACTGGCCTATGAGCGTATCGTCAAGCTGGGCGCACATCCTTTGCGGAGGGAACAAACTATTCTGTATCATCCGAATTGTGCCGTTATGAACGCTTTCCCGTTCTTTTTCACTAACAGCACATTGCCGGTGTCTATCTCGGTGGTAAGCTCTACGGGTGTCTGTCCTGCCATCTTCAGTTGTCGGATAAAGTTTTCAATTCCGCTACGGATGCCTTTCAGTTCGTCGAGCGTTCCTTCGTATTGTTTCCACTGGGCGTTGCTCAGTGCGCCGATGAGTCGCTTCATCCATGCCGGACGCTTGGAGCGGTCCACGGTACATTCTACTTTCAGTGCTGCCATAGTTATTCTTCGGGAAATTCGGGTTTCACATCGGGGTCTGCTTCATACGGATAGACATCCATAATCGGTGTTTCGGCCACGGAGAGGATGAGATAATCGGCCATGGATCCTTTCATGCCTTCGTCGAGCTTCTTCACCGCATCGCGGAGGTCGGATGCCTGTACGAGTACGTTGGTCATGGTCCGCTTCTCGGCACCGCTCTTTTCGTCAATAGTGAGGAATGCGAGCTTGCACTTGAACCAGCGGTCGGCTGCTTCTTCATCGGAAAAGAACACTTCGCTGTACTTGGCAGGAACAATGCCGGCTATTGTAAATTCTCCACTGATGTAGGGTGTCATTTCCTCGATGATGCGTGCTTCTGCCTCGGTATGGCTGAGGGCATCCACGAGATAGGGTTCAGTCACTTTCTTGTTCTGACCATTCTCCATGGTCTTTTCGTACTTAATCTTGCATAAAAACCAGTTGTGCATCATGATGTTTTCTTTTTTTGGGGGTTATACTTCCACCCGTTCAGCTCATAGAGCTTCTTGCGGGCATCTTCAAATTCATTGGTAGTGTATACGGGGGTACCCGTGCCTCCTGTTTCGGTATATTCCATCCGGTAGACAACGTAAAGTCTCCCCCGCATACGAATCTTATAGCTACTTTTGTTCATCTTCTTTCTTCGGTTCCAAATAGAAGGTTTCATCCTGAACTACCTGAATACCGATTTTGTCAAACATTCCACTTACTTCTTCCTTATCACGGTCAGCAAGAAGCTTGTCTTTGGCAACTTCGTTGGTGGTTCTGATGTAGGAAGGCAGGAATTCTTCACAGAGCTTCAATACAGATGCCCATGTAAATCCTTTCAATGTCTTCAGTTTCGGGGTTCCTGTACGGAAACCGAACACACCGTGTGCGCTTTCCACACTCTTTCGTTTCTGGAAAAGCTCTTCTTTGTTCTCGATGGCATACGACTGGACAATCTCGAAGTTCTTTTCCTTCGTGTCTTCCAGTTCTGCAAGCTGGTCGGCATACTTTTCACGGATTTTTGTCATTTCTAAGTCCATCTTGGCAGTGATGGACTGGATCTTTGCATCGGCAGCAGAGAATTCTGCAAATGCCTTTTCTGCATCTTCACGGGTAAGACCCGAGTGTACTGTTTTCTTGGTTCTAACCATAACTTCTTTTTTAAATGGTGAATATTATTGTTCTTTATGAGATATGCTTTTCAGCTGCTTCAGAGTCTCCTTCAGCTCTTCGTAGTTCATCTTGGATATCGGTTTTTTCACTACACCATGATTAATTACAAAATGGTTAATCTTGGCTTTGTTCATGGCTATTTCGTCCGGGTCGTTGCTTGCATAGTCCTTGTTCAGGAAAGATATTTCAAGGCTTACGGCATAGATGGCCTTGACCAGTGCCAGGCATTCCGATCGGACGGATTTGGTTGCCGTTCCTTCGTTCATGAACTGCCTGATGAAGGCAGTGGCTTCACGCTTGGTCAATTCTTTGGACGATGTGGTACGTCCGTTGCTGAACTGAGAAATCAGATTCCGATAGGTATCTTCGTCCCATCCGTTACTCCTTTTAAGGCGGTGAATCTGTTGTTTCTGAGGGTTTGTTGCTAAGATTTCCATAAACTTATTCTTGATGATCGTTCTCCAACCAATAGTGCTGTGCTCCTTCTTCCCAAATGGTGTAGTATCCTTTCTTACCGCCACATCCGCGTCCCTTATACGTTGCTCTGAATCCTTCCACCTGGATACGGACGAAGCTGTCTCTTTTGACTACATAAGCCGCTTTGCCCTCCACCTCCTTACCTTCCACATGGCTCGTGAATACGAAGATTTTGGAACGGAACTTCTTACGGAGCTGTACAATCTCTTCTGCCTTGGCTTCGAACTGGTCCGTAAAGTATTGGATGGAGTCGATGAATACGACATCAGGGCTGCGCTGTTTCCGTAGGTATTCTTCAAGTCCCTGGACGGTGAGGTCTTCGACAAACTTGATGCGCTGCACTTGACTGCGGATTCCTGCTGCCTGTAGTTCTGCATGGAAGTCAGAACAGATGCCCATTTCCAGGGTGGCGAACAATACGGAATAACCCATACGGTCGAATTCTCGTGCAAGGTCAAGTGTGAAACGGGTCTTACCCATACCCGACTTGCCATAGACAATCCAAATACCACCGCGCTCACGATGACCGAAAGCATCGGCAAATTCTCCTTCAAACGGGATGTAGTCATACTTCTTACCTTCTATGTTGGCGATGCTGAATGCTCTCATACCTGTAATGATCCTGTGCTAAGTTCCTGCTTGATTACCACATCATCAATCATGCCCGACAATTCGCGCAAATCATCGGCAAACCATATCTTACGGCCATTGTCAGCATTCACAATCTTCTGTACCTTGGGAAGCTTTCCCCAAATCATTTCGGCTGCGTCTGTGGTTGGTACTCCGTTGGCCAGACAGATGTTGATGACATCTTTCTTGGTAGCTCCCATCAGGGAAATGTAGTTACGGCTGAAACGGCCGTCTATTTCGTCATATCCTTCCACACGGCCCACATTGCGCTGAATGGTGCGTTCAAGGGTTTCTGTTCCTGCAACGATGCAGCCCATACGTCCAAGGGTATCATCGTACAGCGGGATGAGGGTACACATGGCGGTATTGCTGAGCTTACCGGCATCGTCTATCAGTAGGATGGGCTTGCGTGCTGCCATGCTGTTCATGTGCTCGATGACCACATCCAGAATCTCATCATTGTCCATGTACCGGCTCACTCTCTTTCCCATGGCTTGTGCCAGCTTCGACAGGAACTTCCGGCTGCTCCACTTCCTGCACTTGATGTATACCACGCTTCCGTCACCGTGAACGTTGTACAGGTCGATGAGGGATTGAGTCTTTCCGCTACCGCTACGGCTGCTGATGCAGAACCATTTGCTCTTGTTCTTGGCTGCCACAAAAGCGGTCTTCACTTGCTGGTAACTTGTCACGCTGTCCACCACATTGCGTGAGTTCTCGAAGAAGTACAGACCGGTGGCAATCTTTTCGGCCAGCACGTCGTCGTTGGCTGCATACTTTCCTGCACGGAATTGGCTCATGGCTGCGTCCGATATACCGCAACGTCTCGAAAGCTCCGACGCCTTGCTGCCTCGGGCTATCAGATTATCAATGTAATTTCTTAATGCTTGCTTGTCCATTTTTAATAAGGATTAAAGGGTTATTTAACGGCTGAAGTTCATGTCGGTGGGGTTGAACTGGTAATCATCATCATCGTCCATGATGGAGACGGGGACAAAAGCCCGGCGGGTCGATTCTTCGATGATGAATGCATCCTCCACTTGTCGCTTGTCATATTTCCGTTCCTTGTGTTGGCCACAGCTGTCTGTTATCAGTGCCCTATCCAGCAGCCTGTTGCTTCTAAGTGCGGGAATTTCCTCGCGTAGTCCGTTCAGAACTTCATCCACTCGGTTCTGTTTGTCAATATATCTTCGTTCGAATTCCTGGTTGTATTCCTTCACCTTCTGTCTGTACGCAAAGTGTTCCGGTTTCTGGTCGGCCAGTGCCATAGGCACCTTCATGGTGCGGTGCATGATGAATGCCAGTGTTCCCACTTCTTCCTTCACGCGGTGTCCCTTGGTCGAGATGGCGTTGATGATGAGCACATAGCTCATATCATCAGGGTCATACTTCACTACCCAGTCTTCGTTGAAGTGGTTGCGGAGGTTCATGTCGAAGCTTTCGAAGTTGATTCTCACGCCCTGCATTTCCAGCATCAGACCTTGACCGGTCAGTCTGTTGGTGCGTCCGGTGCTTTCTCCCATCAGCATCAGGTATTCTTCATCACTGAACCTCACTTTCCGTTCTTCCGGTGTGTTGGCCCATGCTTCCATGTAGGCAGCTGCCTTCTTTTCACGTTCCTTGCTCATGATTACGTGTATCTGTTCCTCTACCTGGTCTTCTGTAGGAAGCAGATGACGGTTCTTGTTGTACGCGTCAAAGTTGGGTTGGTTATCCGGGTTCGATGTAATGTTGTGTCCGCTCCAGTTGGGAAGAAGCTGGCAGTAGTTACGGTTTATTTCGTTGAAGTAAGGTTCAATGATCTTCGACTTGGCATTTCCAACGGCAGCGGGGGTATAATACTTCGTCATGGCTTGGTAGAAGGGTGTCAGTGCACCGCGTCCGTAGTTGTCGCTCTGTAGCTGCAAAGGCTTGTAGCGGGTACCGAAAAGTTCCTTGGTATGCTTCACGGCATTTCTCAAGGCTTGTCTGATGAGTGCGGTGTTCTCGCGGTCGCCGATGGCATATCCTATCGGGTACTTGCAGCAGGCATCCAGAACGACTACTACCGTCTTTCGGTTGTCATACGTGGTGCGCTTGTGGCGTGTTCCGTCGGCACCGGTCTTTATTTCCTGTTTCTGGTACAGCAGTTCCACGTCCCATCCGTCAAGTGTCCAGTAGGTAAGTGCCGTTTCGGGTGCAGAACGCTTTATCTGCATCTCCAGCTTGTTTCTCATCACCTTCGGCCCGCGTTGGTGCGCCAGGGTGGTTGTCTCCATCTGCTTACGGTATTTGTCCACGGTTACAGGACTCTTGATGAGTGGCATGTCCATATAGGCAGCCACTTCGTTGTACTTGTCCATTATCTGAACGTTGTTCAGGTTCATGTGCTGCGACAGAAGCTTGTGCATCACGGACTCCATCCGTTCATCAGTCACCTTCTTGGCATTATTGTTGCCTCGGTTCTTGTGGATGAGCGATGCAAGACCTTCCTTGGCATACTGGTCTGCCTTCCTTTTCAGCGATTTCGGGTTGGCAGGAAGCTTGTGCGGATACTTCGCTTCGCCAAGGCTGTTTCTTATCTCGCCCAGCTCGTTCACCATGTCCGACAGTCTTCCCCACACGTCGATGCGGGTGTTTCCACCGCCTATCTCGCGTTTCTTCTCACCTACGATGTACAGCACTGCATCCAGCACACGGGCTTGTAAGGTGTAAAGTGCAGCCTTGTCTGCACTCAGCTTCCTGCCTTCGCAGTCTCTATATTCCGATGAAAAGAAGCTATACGCTGCTTCGTTATACCTCAGGGTGCTTTCCAGCAGACCCATGCGGTTACGTTCGGCTGCTTCCACGGGGTCACCGTAGATGTCCCTGTACTGTTTCTTGATGTTGTCTTCCATGGTCATGTATTCGATTAAGGCCGGCTTTCCGTTGCTCGCCCTGCGCATCAGGACCAAAAGCCCACGGTTTACCTTATAATTATATGTACCTTCCGGCAAGAAACCTCTATCACTTCCTACACCACGTTTTTGATTTCTCCGAATGAGATCATTGGCATAAATGCACAATCTGTTGTTGTAGACTTCGTACATATCCTTACTGTTTTATTTGTTTCACTTGTACAAGCGCGGGAACCGACCCCGCCAAAGAAAGCCACGCTGCTGTAATACCTATTGAAATTTTAAAACACCATGAAAAAACAGCTTTATCGCAACGCTCTTTGCTTGTTCCATATTCATTTACTTGCTATTGTCCGGTTGACGTTCATTGTTCACCATCAGCGACACGGCCGATACACCGCCCGCTATCACCAGTGCTACACTGCCTATCAGCTCATTGGTAGTAGGCTGCATGTTGTCTGCCAGTCTTACAGCTACAAACAGTGCTATAACTGTCGCCGCAATCTGAATTTTCCGTAATGTATTCATATATCTATCTATTTAAAGGGTTATCAATAAAAGGCGGAGCCGGTCTATCCTCACGGACCGTCGGCCCCTGGTCTACAACATTATTTATTATGAGATTACTCTACTCGCTTTCACGTGTCCATACTTGTCCAGTATCTTAACCTTCTTCACATGTTCAGGCGTAACCTCCACCAATTCCACCATTTTACCACCCTTTTGTAGGGCCATCTGGCGGATTCTTTCAGACTGATCAGAGTTTCGCTTATATCGCAATGCTAAGGTTACATTGGCAACGGTTACGCCAAAATGTTTGGCTAACTCTCTTTTTCCGTCAGCACTAATGATTATTTTTCTTTCCATTTCCGTGATTTTTAATTGAAAATCGTTATTTTTGGGCACTGATTCATATTATCATGCTGCAAAGATATACACAATATGTGAATATCCAAACAAATACCAATAAAAAATTCACAAAATGAATAGTATTTTAGATAAAATAGCAGTTTTAGACAGAATTAAAGAGTTCTACAACTTAGAAAAAAAGATTGATTTGGCTAATTTTTTAGACATTTCACCAAATACATTGAGTAATTGGTACACAAGAGACACATTTGATATTGATATAATATACACAAAATGTGTTGGTGTGGATTTTAATTGGCTTTTTAATGGTGAAGAATCTAATTTCTTAAAAGGACAGAATTATGTAAAAATCTTCAATCGTATTTTTGAGGAAATCTTGCCTGAGACTGGATTGACTTACCAAGAATTAGGAGAATTTTGTGGAATTGACAAGGAAAGAATGGAATTTATCTTTCATAGACAACAAAATATGAATGAAAAAGATATAAGTCAAATTGTATCAAAGTTAAATCTTGTTCCTTCATGGGTTATTAATGGTTATGGAGAAAAATATATAGACAAATCTTTTAATCCACAAAATATTAGAAATGAATATAAAAATTCAAAGAATAAAATCACACCATCAATTAATAAGAAATTCAATGGTTCTCCTTATTATAATGTAGACTTTATTGGTGGATTCGACCTTGTAATGAACGACCAAACCGTCAATCCGGATTACTACATCAACTACCCACCATACAATAAAGAAGGAGTGGTGTGGTGCAACCTTACAGGACGATCCATGGAACCCGAGATAAGCAATGGCGATATCATTGCACTAAAACCAATGACTTCACCCATTCAATACCTCCCCACGGGTGAAATCTATGCCATCATCACAGAAGATTACCGCACAGTGAAGCGCATTAAGATGAGCGATCGCGAAGGCTTCGTCCGTCTCATCCCATCAAACAAAGAATTTCAGGAACAGGAAATACCCATCAGCATGATTACTCGCGTATACGCCGTTCTTGGATCCATCCGCAAATTCTTTTAATACTTATATATTATGAAAAAATTAATACCTGTATTTCTATTGTTAGTCTTTCTTTCGTGTTCAATTAATCAATACGAAAGGAATATGGAGCATATGGCGGAAAAAGTTAAAACCGGTTTTGAGAATTTAGCTTTTGATGAAAATGGGACAATCGTATTTCATGAGTTTGTCCCTGTAAAATACGATACTACTACTGAAAATATACTTTACCAGTTTGAAATGGATGAATGTAAAAGAAAAGTCACACACTTTAAAGATTTGTCGGAAATTATATTAAAATCGGGAAAGATTAGGGGGGATCAAATGGTTTTATATGCGAAAACAGGAATGAAAACACTTGTAGAAATGGAACGACAAAAGATGCTAGAAGAACAAGAGGAAATACAGAAGTGTGCTGATTCATCTTCTTATTATTTGAAACGACACGAGGAACTCAAGAATATAATAGACCTAAACAAGAATCCTAAACCTTTATACCGCTATTTTATATATTTAAAGATGACATTTACAGACAAAAATGGAGAAACTGAAAATCTTAGAGACACAATGATGTTTCTTTTCAATGAAAAGATGGAGCTTATACATAGATAAATCAATGATGTACGATTCTTGCATATGCTTTTATGAGGGTTTTAATGGTTAATTAAAGCTGCCCGGTTGGCGTATTCCAACCGGGCCCAACATAACACATTCTAATAGCAAAAAAAACGCTTCCACTAATGTTTTTTGAAGGTGTTTCCGGACTCGAACCGGAGACCTGAAGCTCTAACCAACTGAGCTAAACACCTACCAATTTTTCCCCTTATTTACGATAGACAATACAAAGTTACACATTAAAATCACAAAAACAACTGATTATCAGCATTTTATGATATTTTAGCATATATATTCCATATATTATAGGGGGGTAACTCGGCACAATATACCCACATTTTAACTATATTTTAACTACATATCCCCCAAATGTGGGGGGGGGGAAAAATCGCAAAATTCAAGTGCAACCCAAGTGCATTAGGAACATTTTGTTTTTTATAATTCAAGTCCAATTCAAGTGCAACATCATGGGCAAGGCCATTTTTAACACTTTCTTTAACAATTCGCATCATTTTCCAGGCTTCACGAAATATACAAAATACACCACACCCATACACAAAAAGAAAGTGGCTAAAAACCGCATTTTAAACGATTCTAAGCCACTTTTCGCCCTAAATATGATGTATGTCTCAATCTTGTTATATCGCGCCCGTCACGTGTCGCATTTTTGTCGCACTAATGTCGCACAATGTCACAATTTGTTTTTGCGTCCTCACACCCTCATCATCCCATGTAACTTACTGAACTACAATAAATAACCCGTCACTGCTTGCATCGTCTTTGTGTCACATTTTGTTCTGTGCCCCGTAAAAGGGGAAAATGAATAAGGTTCAGTCTTTTCAGACTGTTTCATTTCCTGCCATCTATACCAGAGGCTTGAAAGCCCCCGGCTATTATTGTTCAACCTTTCAGGTTGTCTCCGAAGGGGTAATCTCGTGCATTGAGGAATATAGAAGTGAACGAACCGTGCGGATGAAGGGCGGACGCATCATGCTGCGTCTCTACATTTTTCGTGCCATCTCCTGCATCGGGACCATGTAGCAAACAGTCTGAAAGACTGAACTTTGAATAGCCGCGGGTTTTCAAACCCGTGGGAAAAAAGGATGCATCCACCCACCGACAGCCTGAAAGGCTGAACCTCGTGGCACACATTCCCTGTCATAAAGGGAAAAGAATCCACTGTCGAAAACAAAAGAGAGTGGGCTAAACACCCACTCT